TTTCTGAGTAAGAGTTTAGTTCACCCGATTTTGTACTTCTAATTATTTCTTCTTCAAATGTTATCTCGCCACTTGTTTCATCAGCGTTATATTGTACACCTTTTGGTAAAATAAAATCTACCATAAATCTATTTGGTCTTGCAAATCCTTCACCTTGTGATATAGCACCCATGACTCTACCAATTGTAGATTCTTTTGTAGGACCTTGTACACGATTTAATCTTCTATCGCCTTCAACATTGTCTAGTGACCTATCTCTAGGTATACCTAGTCTAATGTCGTAATTTCCTATTCTTCTACCGCCTCGTAAGATTGCCATTATACTTTATGCCTTTTTATATTATTTATATTGTTTATTGTTATATTTTTCTTCTACTATCAGCAAATACGGAACCAAGACTTCTCTTTTGAAACTTAGCTACAGGTAAATATACTGCAATGGCCATTTCATCAACATCTATTCTTCTAAATCCTGATTGCACATTACTATACAAATATTTTTTAATTGCTGGTCTAATTAAATTGATACTGGCTACATCACCATAACCTGCTAATAATTTAGTAGAGCTATCAAACTTAGAATTTGTAGCAAACTTTTGCATACGCTCTAATAATCTAAATCTTAACGGATATGGTAGATAGTGAAAATTTAAACCCATAAAACCACCTTTAATTGTTTCAAGTGGTAATACTAACGGAAATGTATCGTAAAACGGAAGTGTTTTTTTGTATTTTGGGTCATAAACAAATAAGTTCATACGACCTACACTAGGTCTAGCGTTAACTCTGCCTTGACTTAATAGTTTGTTTTGTGAAACTCTATCTACAATCAAGGATACTGCGTTCCTGTACCATGAGGCACCACGCATTGCGTTACCTTGCAAATCCTTTAGTGGTTCAAATATATTCTTAGCCATACCACTATTTATATGCCTTTTCCAATAAAAAACCCACCGATATCACTACCGGTGGGTCAAAGTGTTTAAAGCGGAGAGATTACTCTTCCTCTGCCAATTTACTGAAATAATCTAATGTATCATCATCTGAATCATCCATTTTCATCTCACTTGACGAAGGCTGAGCGACTTCAGCACTTTTCACAGGTGCAGCTGATTGAGCAGGCGGGAGGTCTGCCGTTTCAACTGTTTCTGTGCTTTGTGAACCTGATATTACCCTATGAAGTTTACTTTTAAGTTCATCATAAGACTTGAAATTATCAGCGGCCACAAAAGGTTTTAGAGCATATTGTTTCTCCCAAATAGCCTTGATGTCATCATCTGACTCTTTGATTTGAGAAACACCCTCAAACTCTGATTTGTCATAGTTCCAATAACCGTCAACCTTTCTTAATTTCAGTTTAAAGTTTGCACCTTTCCAGAAATCAAATGGGTTGATAGGCTTTTCATCTTCAAAAGCCGGTTGCATTGCTTCGGTAATCTTATCAAAGATTTTTTTACCAAACTTAAACAAGAATACTTTACCCTCGTTTTCAGGATGTTTAGGGTCGCTAACAACAAAGATGTTAGAATAGTAAGATAATTTTCTCTTACGCTTTCTAGCAATCTCTTTATCACTATCAACACCAGTATTCCACAATCTTGTATTCTCTTCCGACACCGGGTCTTTTTGACCTAATGTAGTTAAAGAGTTCTCAATATACCAACCACCTTTATCTTGGAAAGCATGAGACCATACTCTTTGCCATGGCATATCTTCGCCATTAGCAGCAGGTAAAAATCTAATAACAGCATAGCCGTTACCAGTTTTATCCATCTCAATCTTCCAGAATCTATCGTCTTGGTATTTGTTTTTGTTTGCTTGGTCCTCTGGTTTTAGATTTTGTTCCAGAGCTTTGGTAAGTTTGTCAAAGTTACTTGACGAGGTCTTTAATGTTTCGAAATCCATATTATTTTCTCCGTATGTTTCGTATTGTTGTATTCGTATTGTCTGTTTTATTCGACACTATTATTTATAACACTTTGCAAGCTCAAATTAAAATAATATGCGTCTTTCGTGGGATTCATGGATTTACCCACAAGTTTCCGGGAAGAGTCCATTCTTGATTGAAGATGGTCCCTACTCGCAACTAAACGAGGTGTCTTCAGCCATTCGGCCATAACCCTCCTCGCCCATGCCTTTAGCCCTCTTAAGCTATGTTCAGCCAGAAAGAAATATAAACTTGCAATTTTATATTTGTTACGCATATTATTAATATATCATAGTCCTACCATTTTGGCAAGACCAGGATAATCTGTATAGAAAACATTTTTGCCTACAAAGATAGACCACAATTTGACAGGTTGAGATACATTATCTGGACCTCTGTCTGCGTTAGGGTTTACCTTTATAAACTTTGTTCTCGGAAACTCTTTAATTAAATTACACCATTGTTGTTCCCAATTGACACCAGGAGTAGGTGCATTTTCAGGTGCTACATAATGTTTAGTACCTGCAAATAGATTATTTACATGATTGTCATTACTCTTTATATCGTGACCAATCAAATATATCTCGTCTGGTTCTTCATTTACTAATGCAATCATACCACTAGTAGGCCCAGCTGCCCACCCTCTATCTTTTTTAAAGTTTGTTTTTTCTTTATAGAAGTCTGTAATATTGTGTGCCTTATCACCGTCATGTACCCAACTAATACGGCAGTCTGAATGGTCTATTTCTTTTTTAATAATTTTTCTATTGTTTTCGGGGTCGCCTGGTTTATTTTCATATCTTCTAATTACACTAATTTTACCTTGCATATTCATGCCGTGCATTACAAATTCTTTTCTATCGCCTTTTTCATTTTCATTTATATCATCATAAAATTCTTTTACTTTTTTTCTCTCATCCAAATTAAGACCTGCCCATTTCATCATCTCATAATGAGCTTCTGGTACTCTTGTCCAATCTCTAAAGTAACATGGTATTTCATCTGCAACACCATTATTATAGATTTCGTGCATAATACCATGGTCAACTGCAACTAAAACATCTGGTCTAAAACCATCTCTGTAAATGGCATTACAGGCATATATCTTACCGAAAGGTCTTAACTTTTCTAAATCAAAATCTTTTCTACTTGTACCGTTACCAATTAAAAAAACTCTTTTCATTCTATCTCTTTTGTTTTGTTTCGACATCTTCATGCCAATGTTTAGTATTTCTTCTTCTTTTGGCCATTCTTCATCAAAGTATTTTACCATAATTTAAATCGTTCTAACTTCTCTAGTATCTTTTTTATAGGTTCATAAACTGTCCATATATCTTGTATATGTTTATCTAGTTTTTTATCTAGTTTATCAATCTTCTTTTCTATTTTATCTAAACGATAATTTTGTTTTGTTGTTAACTTTTCGTCCATACTTCTTTCATAATCATTTTACATTCTGTTTCATTGTACTTTATAAAACCTTTTAACTTGGCCATCTTAAATGCGATTTTAGGCCAGACAACTCTTTCAGAAATATCTTTAGACCAATTTTTACTATACGATAAAATTGAATCAAGAATGATGGCGGTCTGGATATTAATTTTCCTTTGAATAAGTAAACGCAAAACTGGTGGATGTTGTCCGCCAGATACGAGAAAGCCATCATTAAAAGAAATACCAAGGCTGCTAAACCTATCAACAAGTGATGAGCAATCGTTCCTAAAATGGTACCCAACTGCGTCTTGATATTTCTTATACTCCAAATAGTTCCCTTTGCCATCATTTTCTAATAAACTTTTTACCCATTTCTTATCATCTTTTGCAAAATTGGCAACAAAGAAATCCAATATTTCATCTTGTTTATACCTTGTACTAAGTTTGTGAAAAAAGTACCTATCATTCCTACTTGTAAATGTATCCAGTTTCGCATTGATTTTACCCTCATACTTAATATAATCATATGAAGCCGAAGTAAAATGTAATTTAACGGCCAAGTAAGTTTTATATACCTCAAATCCACCATACATACTTAAAGTTTATATTCAAAATTTTGCGTTTCATCATTTATATGCACTTGTTTGGCACCATTCTTAATATGAAAATGTGTTGCCATTGGTGTAAGTGGTGATAAAGTTACTAACCTTTCACAATGATGTTTTCTTGCCCATTCACCTAACTTATTAATTATCTCTCTACCTGCACCTCTTTTTCTTGACCATACAGTATATGCTACAGCAATATTACCATCTTTTATTCTTGACATATAGTCCATTTCTCTTACAGTATAAGGTACTTCAGGACAAAATGCAACACAAACAATTGCCTCTATTTCATTTTCATATTTTAGACCAAATATTTTTCTGCCGTGTGTAATTCTAAAACCTAATGTTAGTTCTGGTCTTACCGGGTCTTCAGATACATCTATGTCATCTAACTCTATTAATTCTGTGCCTTTAACCCATTTAAAAAAATCATGGATATTATATTTCATATAGGTAATTTTCCTTGTGGAGCTGCACTACTATTTTTAAGTAGTTTTAAGTTGATTGCTTCTGCTTTGATTTTTTCTTTTAGAGATTTTGATATTAGATTACCAACTGTGCCGGGGTCAAGTTCGTTTTCTTTACAAAAATCTAATATAGAGTCCATGTATGAACATCTTTTTTGTTTAGATATACTCTCAATTTTTAAACTAAATTCTTTACTAT